TCCGTTATCCCCATTAACCCACTTAGGTAACTCTTGTTGAGCCACCTTATTAGGATCTTCTTTGTTATTAAGGCGTTTCCTTAATGTCGATTGCGCCAGTGCAGTAGTTCCACAATTGAAAGTAAAGGAAACAAGCGCATCAAATTGTTGTTGATTTAACGGTACAGTTATATTCTTTTCAACTGATTCTTCAAAACGAATTAGGTCTTCACGCAACAAATTTTCTGCTTGTTTCTCTGTAATAACTTGCCCAGGTTTAACATCGAGCGTGTGCCCATAACCAATCGTTAAAACCCCAGCCGGGCAAACATATGCTTTAAGTTGTAATCCTTCAAAAGATTTAATGAGGTTAATCCCTTCTTGAGAAGTTCTCATTTTATTTATTCAACGTTACGGGAAAGGCTGATTAGTGTTGTCAGCACACTCATCATAACTGTGATGGTTCTGGCATCCACATCAGTGCATCCCATAGGTTGTGGATCAATCTTGTCACCTTGTGGCGTGCCTACATGCCTGGCATACCAAGGCCATACCTGAGGAAGTACGTAAAACCTACAAGCTCCCCACTGAACAACTGATACCAACAAGATAGTTGCAGCTGTGCCAACAATGGATCGCCACAACCAGTTTGTCATGGTATCAAGTTACACGCACTTGAACAACAGAACCATTGCGATAAATACTACCAACAGCAACACCCCCAGCTGCTGCTGCAGTGTCATTGGCGTAGTTACCTAAGCCAGAGAAATTAACTTTTGAAGGAACAACAGTTCCATCAGAAGGTGTGCCAATGTTAATTGCATCGCCACCAATTACACCAAAAAAACTTAAACCACTGGCAGGAGCAGTTGTAAAAGTAATCGTGTTAGTGCTAACCGTATAGTCAACTCCCGGTTCTTGGATAACACCACCAAGAGAAACAATTAATTGATTAGCACTAGCTGCTGTTACATAGTATGCACTAGTACCAGGTGGAACTGAGGTAATAAAGCTTGTAGTTACTCCATTAAAACTAGGAGAAATGTCCGTAAGCTTTCGCCACTGTCCAACTGTAGGTGCGTTCCCGATGTAACTCACAGCAATACCTTATCAATCTTGTTATTCTAAATCAAGTTAGTAGAGAGTAGGACTACAAGCCCGCAGCAGTTAGACGAGTCTCCAGATCTTCAATCTTCTGGAGTGCTTCCTGCAGCGCAGCCGTCAGCAACGGCACCAGCTTCGACTGGTCGATGCCTTGGTAGACGGGATTACCGTCAGCATCCACCTCGTCCTTGGTGCCACCCACAGCCTCTGGTACGACTTCTTGAGCTTCATGCGCCAAGAAACCGTCAACTGTTAGTCCAGGACAACTAATGAAATTAAACCGCCAGGGCTTAAGAGCTTGAACGCGATCAATAGCCCCCGTAATTGGTTCAATGTTTTCTTTCAGGCGGTAATCAGAGGTGGTGTCATAGGCAACACCGGCGCCGTTTATTCGGATCTTACCAAGTTCCGTACTCGCCGTTTGGAAATAACACAGCGCCGTTCCGTTGGCTCCCGTGTTGACATAAACAATGTTTGTGTTGTTATTAGTTACTCGAATTTGTCCATCTGCCTGTATTCTCATCCGCTCCGTCGGGCCGCTCGCTCCGTCGGCGGTAGTGGAGAACGTTAATCTTCCTGGGTAGTCACCTGCTGCAGTAGTTGCATCTGCAGCACATAGGATAGTTGCAAACTCATTTCCTGAGCTATCAGCAAAAGAAATGAGGCCCATCAGGTCATTTGCGTTTAGCGGTGCGGTTGCAGCTTGTTGACGCATAAGCGCAAGCATTCCACCATTAGTGCTGCCCCCTGTGTTGCCTTGAACCTGAAGTCTTGCGTATTGAGCGCTACCTGTACTGCCGCTAGTAGACGTGCCAACTAAAAATCGACCACTTGAGTCCCAGCGGCCTCTTTCGGATGAGTTGGTATAGAAGAGGATTGGGTTTGTGGATCTGCCCGACAACACCATCCCCAGTCCAACATTGAATCCAATATCTCCAACGGTTGTTCCATTGTTCTGGAAGCTCATAACCGGGTAACCATTTGCCGCATTCAGCGTCATAGGCTGGTCCGGCGTAGCAGTGCCAATCCCTACGTTGCCTGAGGAATTGATAAATAGACGGGTTGTATCGTTTGTGCTAAAGGTTAAAGATCCGGCTTCCAGTGCCTTTAACTTTAAAGACCCAGTTCCCCTGTGGAGAATGTCTGTGTCCGAGTTCGCCCCTGAAGCTTGTCGAATGATGCGGAGTCCGTAATCGGAATAAGTCGTATCTCCCGTAAAGTCGATGTATGCAGATCGATTGCCGGTGGCTCCAGCCCCGATTTCAAGTAGCGCGTCGCTTGAGTCGTTTGCACCAATCCTTGCATTTCCTGCAACATGCAATAACTGGCTAGGGCTACTAGTCCCCAGACCTACGAGACCGGCGCCGGTGACACGAAGTCTCTCAGTACCATTTGTTGCAATCTGGAAAGGATTGTTGCCAGATACCTGAACGGATCCGCCAATAGTATTAACACCAAAGAAAGCTGTTTGCCCGCCTACTTCTTCAATCCGAGCAAATGCACCTGTTTCGGCAATGCTTTCGTAAATATGCAGACGTTGACTTGGCGAAGACGTATTAACTCCAACCCGCCCACTGCTATCAACAAACAACCGCCCAGTGCCATTAGTCGAGATGGCTACTTGGTCTGCACCAGGAGAATAAAGTCCTGTATTTGGATCAGTAGTAAAGCTATAAACAGGAGCTGCAGCAGTGCCAAGTGACACTGCTTCAACTTGACCCGTTGCATCAATCCGTAAACGTTCAGTGCCGTTAGTTGAAATAGAAACTTGATCTGCGCCAGGGCTATAAATACCTGTATTTGGATCAGAGTTAAAAGTATAAACAGGATTATTTGCTGTACCTAACCCACCAGTTCTAACTTGTCCGTTTGCATCAATAATTAAACGAGCTGTGCCAGCAGTAGTAAATCCAATTTCATTTGCATTTGGATTGTAGATACCAGTATCAAGATCATTATCAAACGTAATACTGGGAACAGTTGCGCTCCCGCTAGGAAAATTAGCGCCAACATTAACATAGTCAGCGCCAGCAAGGATTACACCAAAGAAATCTGCGCCACTAGCTGGTGCAGAACTGAAGATAATATTGGTCCCACTAATACGAAAACCTTCTGTCCCAGAATCATCAGGACGTTGAACAACGCCTCCAACAGAAATCAAACACTGGTTTGAACTGATAGGAAAAGGTACAGGTGCAGCACCACTAACTCTCAGTGGAAACGTTGTGGTAACACCATTAAAGCTACCAGAAACGTCATCAATGTTCCGGTAGGAAGGAAAAGCAACCTGAAGAGTGTTACCTAAATAAGCCACAATCTTGTACTCTTTACTATTTTGTTATTCTACTTGACTGTATTAGGACCAGCAAAGCTTGGTTTAATGGGCCAGACAACCGCAGTTGAAGGTTCTTTCTTAAAGGTCTGTGGAATGTCCCGTAATGTTTGTCGATAACTGGCCCAAGCACCTTGATCAACGGTTGCACCTGGCGTCATAACCCAATCAGTTAACTGCAAAAAACAGTTTCTTTTTTTACGAACGTTTTCCCACGTGCTGTCATCTAGCAACAAAATATCTGAATCTTCAAAAACTTTACGGATTAGCAGATCAACATGAGATTTTAAAATTGCAATCTCATCTTCCAACTCGTCAATATCGTGATTACGTGTTAAGCCCATAGTTACGGAGTCTGTTCAAGGTAACTAACAGTAATGTCAAGAGCTGTTGCTGTGTCAGCTCGTGCCTGCAATTTATCGCTTGACTGCAGAATAACCTTGTTACCTAAGATCAACTCCAATGTTGAGCCAGCAGGGACAGGTGCATTACGAATTAAATAAACATCATCTCCAGTGCTACGATCCAAATAAACATCTACGTTTGCACTAGTTGATGTTTTATTCGCAGCCATGATACTAAGAATAATCAGAGTGGCTGTACTACCTGCTGTTACAACAGTTGCAGTTGGATCGGTAATTGTTGCTGTAACTAAGCTGGATTTGGTATTGTTCTTAAAAGTGTTTGCCATATCAGCTTAAAGCAACAATAAGAGCGAGGTTGTCAGAAGACGTAAACGAGCCCGAAACTGTAAGATCGCCAACAATAGAAACGTTGTTGGTAAAAGTTGCGGTACCTGATGAATCTATTGTAATTCTAGCAACTCCCCCAGTTACCAACGCAAGCTGATCAGAGCTAGGGCTAATAATGCCAGTGTTAGGATCGTTGGCAAATTTTAACGCGCAACTGGATAAACTTCCTGGCGACAGTCCCATGTTGGTACCATCTTGCCGAAGCAAGGGAAAGCCACCAGATGTGCTGCCGTCGTGAACAACACAAACATTCTTACTAGTATCAACTGTAACTTCTGCAACAGCTCCTGTAAACAGAGCTGTTTCGCCAGTTGAACCGCGCCTAAATTGTACTTGCGTTGCCATAAGTCTATCCTAATGCAATTGCAATAGCAGTTGCAAAATCTTGTGTAGAGATAGTTCCATTTTCATCTGGAACAGTCATTGTTCGTGTTGTTGCAGTAGTAATTCCAGAACATTCAAACGCCAATTGTTTAGAGCTGTCTACATTATCCTGTACCCTAAAACCACTATCCCTGGTAACAATGGCAGTAGATGTAATAGAAAGCAATCCAGAAATGGTTGTTGCGCTGCTACCTAAAGCAATTGCAGTTGAACCGACAGTAATAGAAGAGTTTTGAAGTTGGCTATTAGGAATACTGCTGGTTCCAAATACACCCGTTGTGCTGTTGTAAGTTAAACCAGAACCAGCAGCAACACTAAAATGTGCTCGAACATCAGTAGCAGAAGGACCCGTGTAAGTAATAACCCCTGTACTGTTGTCGTAACTTAAACTGCCGTCACCACCTGAATCTGTAACACTAATCGAAGTGCGTGCACGGGACTGAGTGAAATACTGGTTAGTTCCTTCTGGAACAACGCTGGTACTGAGTGTTGTTGTGACTGCTTGGTTACTTACGTTACCAAGAAAGATCTTTCCATTGTCTAAGTTTGGTACGGCATTTGTACGGCCAGGACCTAGAACAAGAACTCGTCCATTAACACCTACTTCAGTAACCCTACCAATATTCTGAATTAAACCAGTTTCACCGGTTGGCGGTGTTGCTGTTAGGACCCCAGCAGTAGTACTAATGTACAGAGCTTGACCAACAGTAAACGTACTGGTGTCAATCTGTTTAGCAACACCAATAGCCACAACGCTGCCATTGGAACCGTTAGGGATCTGTTCATACGCCAGGCCAATGGCAGGCATCCGTGTAGGGTCGTTGGCATCTGCAGGCGCTACAAGCGGACGGCTAGAGGCGTACCCAACAATGGCGACTGGGGTACCACGAGCAATGGCGGAACCAGTTTCATTGCGAACTAGCTCAATGACCGTTGCTGCAGGGCCAATGTCATAGCCAGGACTATTGCCAAGAGAAACAGCAGTTGTTGTTCCAAATGCGTCAAGAATGTTAATGACGCTATTAGTTAGCGAGCTATTTGGAATACTTGCTAAACTAAAAACTCCTGTACTGGAGTTATAAGTAACCCCTGTTGCTGTAGTTGCACTAAACAAACCACGAACAACAGAGTCCGTAACCTGCGTAAAAACAAAAGCACCGGTCGTACTGTTGTACGTAAGGCTTCCTAACCCAGTTGCTGGGCTTGGATTTGTTGTTGATAGTGAAATAGAGCCACGTGCCCTGGCATTTGTGTAATATAAATTTCCACTCTCAGTTAAATCTGCTGTGGTATTGCCAGCAAAGTCAAGCTTATCTGTTGGAGTGTTAAGCTCCTGAAAAAGACCTGCTGTTAAAACAATTGATTTCTTTGTTGCCATTGTCAGCTAAGCAGGATAGGTGTTTCAAGTTGAATTGACAACTCACTGTTTGAAGTTGCTTCACCAACTCTTGTTACATACTGACCTGCAACAGAGGGAGCAGTGGTTGTAATAGCACCTGCACTTGCTGCCGATAAGAAGTACAGCTCGCCAGGGTCTAAACCTGATAGTGCTTCAATGCCAGTAACTAAAACCTTTACTGTTTGACCTGCAGCTTTTGTTGTGTCAGCAAAACCCGCAACATAAGCTTGGTCAACAGTACCACTAGCAATCGCTCTACCAACTTGGCCATCAGAAGTACGCATGTATAAAGCTTGTCCTTGTGCTACATTTTCAAATGCAACAGCTTCAAAACCAACACGGAAAGGAATAACCGTTGGAAAGCTTTCTTTTAAATCAATGAGGGCGTCAACTAAACCACGGTAGTTAGGTGCATATGGTGAACGTGTCATAACAAAACCATTGCCCTGCATTAAGTCAACAAGAACTGCCAAGGCACCTTCAATGTTGGGCTCATATCCTGTGGCCACAGTTCTCTTGTTCTCTAAATGTATTCTAGATCGTTAAATCCTTTAGAATAGTTACAAGCATAAAATCAAGCATGGCTCCAGAGGTAATCATTGCCGCAATTACAGCTGGCCTTGCTGCGTTTACTGGTTTGTCTAAATCTTTATCAACCTTTAATGAGAAGATTGATAAGCGATTTGAACGCGTAGAGAATGAATACAACCGGTTAGAAAACACAATCATGAGAGATTACGTGCTTAAGCAAGATTTCCTTCGTGAGATGCAAGCTGTACACCAGAAGCTAGACCGCATCTGGGATCACATGATGAACAATAAGATCTAAATAGAGACCCAAGCAGACGTTGTTCCGTTGTAAATATAAAGACCTGGTGCCGACTTGTCGTAGTGCAACTGTCCGTCTATCGGGTTACTAGGAAAACCACTGGTTGACGTAGAAGCCACAGCCTTGGGTACCTGCCACGTGCTGCCGTCATAGATTTTAAAAATCCGTGTGCTAGTACTATCTAACCAGCTTTCTCCTTTTGACAAACTTGTGTAGCCAGTAGGAACAGCATTTGGAGCTGTACTATCAACATGAATAGGTCCTACTTTAATGAGGTTAGGAGTGCCAGCAGAATCTTTAAAATAAAGACCTGGTTCTGTTGTGTTGTAATTTATCGCTAGCTCAGCTAATCCCAATCGACTAGGAAAAATCCTGTCATATAAAAGGTCAGAACGTAGTCGTAAAATTTGTACGGACATCGTGCTTAAGCGTATACACCACAGTCTACTACCGTAAAAGGAGCTTCAGTTGGCGCACCATTAACATAAGTTCCACAATCCAGAATCTCAGGATTACTATCCAACGGAACACCGTTCAAGTAGTTACCACCATCAATTTTGCCAAACTGGAAGTCAGGACTGTAGTCTGTTAACGGTTGATTAAGTAGGCCAAACTTAGCTGATTGAATCAATCTGGTATCCAAGTTAAACATCTTTTGCATGATAGTTAACATGGTTGTTGTTGTATTAACAGCAATACCATTAAGGTTTAACTCATTTCCTTCCCGTTTAATACTGTCAGTAGCAACCATCGTAACCAGATTAGTATCGTAGTTACTAACTTGCGTTGGCTGGTTTCCTGCTCCCAAAGTATCTTTTAATCCAATCCATGGAGTGCCAAAGTTAATCATCTTTAGACGTTCCAACTCTTTGCGCAATGTTCCACTTTCTTTCTCTAACTTTTTGTAAAACAGTTCTGCGCTATTTCCTACTGGCGCATCATTAGGTTCGAGTAACCAGGTATCTACATACTCGTGGACTTTTAAGTTTTGAACTTTGCAATAGCCACTTGTTGTTTGATCAATCGGATAAACAATAACAAAGTTATTAACATCAATAACTTGACTAACAAGGAAATCGCCAGACAAAACGTTGCCACTTGTGAACTCTAAATGAACTCGCGTATTAGGTTGAAGGTTATGAGGCTCATCAGTAGTAACAGTTATGTTTGCTCCTGATTGAGCATACTTAGAAGCAATATCAAATCTGTCATTTCCTTCATCATGAAGAATTGACCACATTGCTGCATAGATGTGTTTACACCAACGCAGCTGATAGTACGCCAGTAAAGGGCCAGATTCTTCTGGAGAGTCTTCATATGTAGGCAACTGATAAAAATTATTGACAACAACATAACCAAAGGAATTATAAACACCAACGTCATCCCTGGTATTAATCAAATTGTTATTACGGTCAAGACGGAATCCAGGGCGAACACTACGAGCCGCTGTATTAGGAAAATCTCTTTTTCTTTTCTCTTCGTAGAAGTTATACGTTTCTCGCTTTAGATAATCTTGACAAGTGCATTGATAACGAATTTCTGTTGTTAGATAACGACCAGTAATAAAGCCACGGTGTGCTGGAGTAATGGTTCTAGGAACGCCTTGCGTATCTGGTTGATTTGTAACAGGATTAAATACCCTTGCACCATAGCTATCGTCACGTTGGAACTTGATTTCATTTGTGTTGTTATCTATTCCCGTAACGGTATAGCCAACATAATTAGAATAATCAAAACCACGTATTCTTCTGAACGTAGTTAAGTTTCCACTTGTTGAGCCACTCTCAATTGTTGTGATAGTAAATTCAGTTGAATTTAAAACAACAATTTCGTAGATACCTGAATCAACATTTCCTGTTGAAACATCCAAATAAACTTCATTACCAGTTGCAAGTCCGTGCGCTGCGCTGCAAGTTACTGTTACTGTTGAACCAACCCTGGTATAAGTAGATGTTACGCCAGGATCTTTTTCTACAACCCGATCAACAAGACGTTCTCCAGCAAACAAAGAAAGAGGTGTTGGCAAGTAACGTAAACCAACACGTTGCTCAACCCACTGAGGATCTGTAAACACGGTAACGCGTTGCGTGTTTAAATTACCACCTGCTGTAGCGGCAGCGGCTGTTGTGCAAGTAAATGTGTTTGTTGTTGTTGCTGTAATTGTTAAGGTATCACTAACTGCAGCACCACTTCCAATGTTCAAATAGATAGAATCTCCTATAGCGTACCCGTGGTCAGCAATGGAAACTGTAATAACTGTACCTGTTTGACTGTAAGTCCCTGCTTTAACTTGTTGCAGATAACGGACAGTTTCAATAGGCAATCCAAAGTTGTAAAAGTTAAAAGAGTTAGCATCTCGAATAGCTACAATTTGTTGTCCCAGTTCCATGTTGACACTAGGAAAAGCAAACAAACGAGCTGGAATAAAAATACCAGGATACTGTTGGAAGGTGCAGTAAATCCTGTAGTCTCCACGGAACCCACGTCCAGTTGCTTTGCTACCAAAAACAGTTTGAGTTAACGTGTAAAGCTCGTAGCCACGTCTCCAGCGGTTCCACATGGAATCATGGTTATAAAAACGAATGCGACTAATTTGTTTTTGATCTGACGGTTCAAAATCAAACGGATTATCCTCTACGCTAAAATCAAGTTTCTTTGTTCTTTTATCAATCTTTTCAGAGAACGATTTAAACCCAGCGTCAAAACGACCGCCAAAGCTATCCTTTCTGCGTGTCATAAATAATTAAGAACGCCATTGAGCAGGATATGGATAACTAACTTCTGGTACGTCCATCATTCGGCGCCAGTGGTTTGCCATCTGGACAGCAAGCTGCCAGCTCTTGCGTTTCTGGGAATCCTCCCAAGCATCAAAACCAGCAGCAGTGTACCGTTCCACAGATCAATAGTATCCGCCTTGCACGCAGACGTAGAAGCCATTGGTAAGGGCAGTGGTACCACTAATGGCGCAACACAAAGCTTGGCCACGCTGGAGAACAAGGCCACGCATTTTGGGAGAGACCTCATTATTACCGCTGCCAAAATTAGACCCAGCATGTGGAACTGGATGATTAATTAAAGGCAACACCTCATTTAACGTTAGACTGTAGTCCTGGAATTCATAAGTTGCTGGAATACTAACCGTAAAGATCGGAAAGAATTGGTTGGTATTGGTAACGCTGTTTGTTTGTACTAAGTAAAAACAGAAATCAATTGGTGGATAAACATTAACGTTGCCTGTCGTTGTTAATGTACCCGCACTGGTGACTGTAAACGTGCCACTAGTAACAGCAGTAACAGTCGCAATCTCATCAACAGCAGTACCGCTGGTGTAATCAAGATAGACTTTCTGACCAACTTTTAAATTGTGATTAGCCAGGGTAACCACAACAGCGGTGGTACCGGTTTGAGCATAGGTACCAACGCTGGCAGGTGTTGCGTCTAAAAAGATATTACGCTCTTTGGTATAACGGAACCAGATCTCATCAATATATGCACCGCTAATTGAGTTATCAACAAGAGCACTATCAACGTCAGCAACATAAGTAGCGTTGCCAACAGCAGTTGGAATCAAGCTAGTTGCAAACGATTGGCCAGATGCCACTGTTACAAGTGTGCTACTCAGCAGGGGCCGGTCAATCATTGCCGGTTGCTTGTTAGTAGAAGTACTTGCCATTGAATTGAACTCTATCTGCTAAAGCTATTGTAGCGCAGCTGCGTTAAGCAAAAAGCTTTTCAAAAATGGTTGGATCAATCTGCTGTAATCCTTTGATGCGACTACCTGCCATTCGGTAGTCGCCAGGAGCAGGACGAATTCCTGGTTCCCCATCACCTAACAACGGACGTAGGCCAGGTTCAAAATCACCTGGTAGAGCACCAAGCCCACGGCCACGGGGTTCTGATAAATACCGGTCATCAATATCTAACATAATCAACCTTTGCGTTTGGTAGCAAGCTCAACAGCACGGCGTGCTTTTTTAGCTGAGTCCGTATTGCTCACAAACTGTTTGCCTGTTCGAGATTCACGACGTTTCTTTTCATCAGTTTTACGCCTTTGTTCTGGAGACAAACGTGCCCACGCCTTTTCTGGCAGATAACGTTCTGTTTCTTTTTGTCCAGGTTCAATTGCTTTGTCAGCCATTAGTCTTGAATAGGTCCCCCATGAAGCCACGCATCACAAGTACGTGCAGCAGCACATTTAAATTTAAAGAGTTGACAGTACCCTAAATTAGCAAGCTCTTGAACATCCCAAGGATCTGCTGCTTCCTTTTCATTAATGCCTTCAACAATGCAATCAAGGATCTTGTCTGATTGATCAAATGCTGCACAGTTTCCACACAAGGATGATTGCACAGCTTCTAGATCACTGTTCCACATCTCCGCTTTTTTCTGCCAAAACCCTGGATCAGGATGATCAGGGTTCAGAGGACCGTAGCCAAAATTTTGAATTGTCCAGTTTCTGTTCTTGATGTTCTCTTTAATATCTAACGTTGCTTTAGGACAAGAAGGACTTACAGCAGTTGCTGCTTTACCAAGAAAAACTTTTGCTTGAGGTTCCATTGCACAATTTAGTTACTTGTCTTTTTTTTCGTATTCCTGTTTGGTCATCCACTTTTGCTCACCCCAACGTTTTAAAGATTTCTGTCCTTCTGTTTTTTCTCCTTTATAACCTCCACCTTTTTTCTTATATTCTTGTGCCAGAAGTTGGGCTTTACGCGCAGACCATTGACCTGGCTTACCTCCTTTGGATCCGGCCATAATCCGGTCTTTAATGCTTTCACGTAAACCGGGTTTGGTGTAAGCCACTATGCAAAGTAATTAGTTGTAGGAGCTGCAATCATCTTAGCAAGACTACCAATTGGAATATTACTTTTCCTCTCACCAAATACAGACTCTACGTATTTCTTTAGTTGTTGCTGTGCGGTAATAGGTTGATCATCCTCGTCTTCTCCACCAGTTTGCACAACAATGTTAATTGAGTGTGGAGCATCAGTTTGTGCAGGCTGTTGCGGAGGTTTAAACTGAGGAGCTTGTTGCTCCACGCCTAGAGCAACTTCTTTGCCACCTTTGGTATGGAGCAATTCAATT